GCGAGCAGAGTCACCCACTGGAGGTGCTTTAGGTAACATAACTGAGCAAGAATTGAAGTTCTTACAAAGTGTTTTGGGCAGTATTGATCTTGACCAAAAAGATGAGGATATTGTAAAAAATCTTGACAGATTGCAAAAAATTTACAACAACATTATTAAAAAAGCCGCTGCTTATCCAAATGCCGCTCAATATGGTTTTGGTGTTGGTGGATCACCAGCGTCCACACCGGCACCTGCATCGTCACCTGCTGCTGGTCAACGAAACGTAACGGTGAATTACTAATATGCCATATTCCATCACTACCAAAGATGGCATCACCATCAACAACATCCCAGATGATGTTGCGCCAGATTCGCCTGATCTGAAAGCTCGGGTCGCAGCAATTCGTGCCAGTAGTGAAGCCACGGCACCGGAAACATCTCCCTCACCTGTTCCTTCTCCAGCTCCAGCAGAAACAACCATGCAAGGCATCACAGGCGCGGTCACTCGCGGCTTGGCACCCATTGCTACAGGAGCCGCACTAGGCGCTGCGGCTGGCGCTCCGCTGGCTGGCATTGGTGCCATTCCTGGGGCGGTAGCTGGTGCTGGTGCTGCTGGACTTGCAATGACTGTTGGTGATCCAATTGTTAGTGGAATCAATAGCTTGCTTGGCACCAAGTACAAATTGCCAACTCAGGCAATGGAAGACCTACTAACTCGCCTTGGTGTTGCTGAACCAAAAACAGCAGCAGAGCGTATTGTTCAAACCACAACAGCAGGCGCAACAGGCGCAGGTGGCATGGCAGCCGCAGGAAAGGCAATTCAAACAGCGGCTGGTGCTGGTTCGCCAGTTACTAGAGAAGTAGGTCGTATGTTGGCAACGCAACCAACCATGCAAGTTGCTGGTGGTGCAGGTGCTGGTTTAGCTGGTCAAGTAGCCCAAGAGGCGGGGTTAGGCCCAGGCGGTCAACTTGCAGCAAGTTTAGCCGGCGGCATGGGTGGGGCTAGATTAGCTCAACCAAGATCGTTACAGGTTGCTCCAGCGACTATGCAGGGCGCTGTAAAACAAGCGCAAGAACTAAATGTTCCAGTGCTTACTTCTGATGTTGCACCTCCTACATCCGCATCGGCTAAAGTCATTCAGTTGGTTGGGGAGCGTATGCCAATAACCGGAACAGGGCCGGTTCGTGTTGCTCAGCAAAAATCAAGAATTGAAGCGGTAAGAAACTTGCTCAGGGATTTTGGCGCAGAAGATGCAGCTAAAGCAAGTGATGATGTTATGGCTGATCTTGCTTCCAAACGATCTGCTGATTTGAAAAAATACACAGGAGCAAAAACAGAAGTCATTGATCGTTTGGCTCAATCTGGAACTGTGCCAATGACAAATACGATTCAGGCTATTGACGATCAAATTACAAAACTTCAATCATTAAATTTACCTGATCTTGCACCAGTTATTTCAAAACTTGATGGTTGGAAGCAATCACTGCAAGGTCAAAATTTAACCAATATTGAACAGATTCGCAAAGTTATAGGCGACACATTCAAAAGTCCAGAATTGGCCAATGTTAGAGGTGTTGGAGAAAAAGCATTGTCTGGAATTTACAAGCCATACAAACAAGATATGGAGTCGTTTATCACTCAAATTGGAGAACGTAGGGACGTTACAAAATGGAAAGTAGCCGATAAGCGACTAGCTGAAATGGCCGGGGAACTTGACATGGGAACTCTTAAATCTGTGTTAAGGCGTGGCGACACTACCCCTGAGGTAATAGGGCAAATGCTTTTGAGTAAAAAGCCAAGTGAAGTCAACCAGCTTTACAGTAGTCTTACACCCAGTGGTAGGGCAAATGCTAGAGCTTCACTATTGTTTGAAGCCAGCAAAAAAGCAAAATCTGAAATGCCTGATGGGTCAATTACTTTTGATCCAAACATTTTTAATGCTGAATTAAACAAGTTAAAACCACAAATCGGAGTGTTTTTTAAAGGTGATGATCTCAAACAAATTGAAGGCTTATCAAGAGTTCTTGATTTGACAAAAAGGGCCAGCGAAGCCAACAAAATTTCAGGATTTACTCAAACAGGTGCCCCGCTTAGTGCCGCAGCTATAGCCAGTGCTATGGGAGGCGGTCTTTCTGGTTTTTTAAGCACTCTTGGAACGGCCACAGCAATTGGAGTCATCACAAGGATGTACGAGTCTGCACCAGTTAGAAATCTTATGATAAAAATCCCAAGAACAATCCCAGGAAGCAAGGAAGAGGCTGCGTTAATGAAGCGTCTAAACAGCACAATGCAAACGGAATTTGACGCTTTGCAACAAGCTGGTAATGAGTCACAATCTAATACCCAGGAGAACCAGTAATGTCCGCACTCTCAATATCACCACCATTCCCGATCTTTACGGAGACGGATGGCCAACCTCTTGAGAATGGCTATATCTGGGTTGGCACAGCTAATCTAAACCCAATCGTCAACCCAATCAATGTGTATTGGGATGCAGCACTGACGATACCTGCTGCACAGCCTATTCGCACTCTGGGTGGCTATCCAATCAACAACGGAACACCTGCCAGGATTTACGTCAATAGCCAGTACAGCATTCAGGTTCAGAACCGCAATGGCAGCGTGGTGTATTCAGCACCAGTTGACACTGAGTTCATGTCATCTGCAAATGTGTCTTACACCCCCGCAGGCACCGGAGCCGTGGCTACGACTGTGCAGTCGAAGTTGCGGGAGAGTGTGAGTGTTAAAGACTTCGGAGCCGTAGGCGACGGTGTGGCTGATGATACGGCGGCGATACAGGCGGCTTTAGCCGCATCAACTCAGGTAGTTTTTCCCGCTGGAACATACTTGGTATCGACTGTAACTATAACGGGTGGTGTGCTTGCTTTTGTCTCAGGAGCTGTTCTTTCAATACCAACAGGGCAGACGGTATCTTTTGTAAATACCCAGATTGATGCTGGTCGCCAAAAGATTTTTAATTGCGGTGGCACTGGAAAAGTCAATGGAACCGTTAACAACGATCTGATATTTCCTGAGTGGTGGGGTGCTATTGCGGATGGCTTGCATCCCCCAACAGGCGTCGATTTTTCTGATCGTGCGGCAGCGGCTGCACGAAATGCACCAGCATTACAAGCTGCTTTAACCTTTGCCGGCAATCAATACTCATTTAACGGGTTGGCTGGAACCGTTTCTCTAACCTACGGGTACTACGTCTACAACACCACGCTATCAATTCCTTTAAGTGTGAACCTAATTGGTTACGGTATTGGCTCGGCTTTGTTTTACTACGCCGCAACCGGCAATGCTGTTGAAATGATTAGCACCAACAACTCGCTAGTCTCTGATATTTTTATCGCCCCAATCGCTGGCCCAACATGGAACTACACCACAGGGCATGGCCTCCACATGGATGGGGTTAGCACACCAATAGTTAGAAACGTGTGGTGTAGCAGCTTTGGCTCTGGTGATTTTTACATCAAGAGTTGCATTGAAGGTAGGTTTTATGGGCTTATTTCTGATAATGCTAATGGTGGATCATTTGACATTTCTGGTGTTGGTCAAGGCTCGGTGTTTCAAAACTGTGTAACTGCTGGGACTGATGGAGGCCCAGGATTCAATATCCATGATGGATACGATTGGACTTTGATTGGTTGCACATCAAAAGACGCATCAACAGGAACCTATGGGTTTTATCTAAACGCTGTTGAAAATATAAATTTAATTGGGTGCATTGGGTATAGCAACGTCAGAGATGCTTTCTACCTCACGGCTTCTGTTTTGAATTGCAACCTAACTAATTGCACTGCAAATGACCCAAGCACAGGAAGTAGCGGAACATATTACGGTTTCAATGTATCTGGAACTAAAAATAAGCTAGTTGGATGCAAGGTTACTGCCAATACACCAATGTACGGGTACGCTCTTGTTTTTGGCGGCGGTGCAACAGATTGCTCAACCGACTCCCATAATTTTGTTTCAGGTACCTCCGGTATTATTCTAGACGCGCAACCAACCGGAATAAACGTCTATCAAATTGCCAAGGCCACAACAACTAACGCTACTCCAATAAATTTATTTACAAAGTTTCTTAATAACAATACAGGTGTCACATTAGAAGCTCTTGTGACAATGAAACAACGCGGCGCAACAGGTGCTACAGCTTCGTACAAAGTGTGGTGCATGGCTAGAACAAATTCTACGGATACTGTAATTTTGGCTGGCCCTACAACAATTTGGTCTTATGAATCTAATGCCGCAACAAATGCTACTTGGGTAGTTACTAGCGCGGCTGCTAATGGCACGGTTGCTTTGCAAATAACTGGGCTTGTTGGAACAGCTATTGACTGGGAAGCAGTCATAACTGTTGTTGGTGTAACCGGCTAAAACCATGACCCACACCGCCACCGGCCTAATCCTCTGGTACATGCGCTTCTGCGGCTTCCAAGGCTGGACTAGCTTCTGGGGCAGCATCTACCTTGCCCCCGGCTACGAGATGCACCAAGCATTGATCCGGCACGAGCGCAAGCATCTCGAGCAGATGGAGAGGGATGGTAAATTGATATATCTCATAAAATACAGTTACTGGCTGCTACGATACGGGTACCTGAATAACCCGTACGAAGTTGAAGCCAGAGCGGCTGAACTTTAGAGAGATGAATCATGACAGACGATGATTTCAAACGACTGGAAAACAAGGTTGACAAACTAACCGACGCCGTTGGCAAGTTGATTCTGTTTGAGGAAAGGCAGGCCACGCAAGGACTAAGGCTTGGCGGTGTTGAAACCAAGCTCGGAATTCAAGAGGTTCACTTGCAACGCATTGACAAGAAAGTCGATCAATGGGTTAATCGTGGTGTCGGTGTCTGGGCTGCGGCGGCCATTGTGTTTGCAGTGGTGAAGTATCTAGACAAATGACACCGCATTTCAGCCTGGAAGAATTCACCGCCAGCGACACTGCGGCTAGGCTGGGCATTGACAATCGCTTACCAGATGAACTGCGTGAAAACGCGCTGAAAACGTTAGAAATGATGGAGCGTATTCGGTTCCACATTGATGCGCCCATCACAATAACGTCAGGATACCGCTGCAAGGCCTTGAATGGCGTCATAGGCTCAAAACCGGGCAGCGACCATACATTGGCCTTGGCTATTGATTTCAAGGCTCCAAAGGCCGGTACGCCATTCCAGATTGCCGCAAGCCTGGCGCCCGTCATCAAGATCGTTGGTATCGGGCAGTTGATCCTTGAGTTTGGCACCTGGGTTCATGTCAGCACTCGCGTACCCGACAAGATCATCAACCGCATCATCACAATCGACAAAGACGGAACAAGGGCAGGCATATGGCAATAGACCCCATCAGCATTTTGCTTGGCATTGGCTCCAAGGTCATTGACAAGATTTGGCCTGATCCTGCCCAACGGGACGCCGCCAAGTTGGAACTGCTCAAGATGCAACAGTCTGGCGATCTGGCGCAGTTGACTGCCGACACCAGCCTGATGATTGAGCAGATCAAGGTCAACGCTGCCGAGGCTCAGAATCCCAGCGTGTTCGTGTCTGGTTGGCGTCCAGGCGTGGGTTGGGTCTGCGTTGCAGCTTGTGGCTGGAACTGGATTGGCTTGCCCATTGCCAAGCTAGGCATGGAAATCTACGGCCACCCAATCAACCTGTCACCGGCAGACCTCACTGAGATGCTGCCAATCCTGATGGGTATGCTTGGCTTGGGTGGCCTCCGCACTATCGAAAAACTACAAGGCCGCGCTGCGAAGTAACTTCATGGCATCCCGCAGGTCTTGACGTAGCTGTTCAATCGCCTCGGTCTGCTGTTGCATCCTGATGTAGGCGTCCGCTGCGAATTTGTCCAGCGTCTGACGCTCCCAGGCCGGGAAGTTCGGTAGATCGTTCAATTTGGTTCCTTATCCATTCGGGGCCACCGAGTTTAATCAACTTGATGCGCTGAGTTTGAGTTAGCTTGATTGAGTAAAAAACATTCATTGGTTCGCCAAGGCGCTTTGCACTCATTGCATCAACCCCGCCCACACGCCCATTTTACGGTGGGTTTTTGCTGTCAGGTAGGCGCTGAAAGTCTGATTAATTGCAGGTTTTGGCGGTGGCTTTTTTGCATCTGACCCAGCACCCTCGGCATAGATCGGTGCGTAATGGCCTGTCTTATCAAGCTCATACGAGACAATGCGCAGACGATCCTTGCGCCGCAAAACTTGAACAATGTTGCGCACTGAGGTCATGGGCCAGTCAAGTTGCAACTGTAGTTCGTAGTTTGTCATTGGGCCGATAGTTGCAAGTGCGTGTAGCACGGTTGCTTGGCGTTGGCTAATTTCTGTCATGGTTTCTTCTTTGGTAATGGAGCCCAAAAATCCCAGAACTGTGTCTCATTGGGCCGGTGGAAATACTGACCCAGCGAAGCCACGCCACCTCGACCAAGCAGGAGGATTTTCACGCCGGTCGGTGTGCTGGCATCGATGGGTATCCAGTAGTAATCGTTCGACACTACTGCGGCCTTGGTGCTATCCAAGCGAAACTTGGACTCCATCTCGATTCTCTCAAACTCATCGTCTTCATTTACCATGCCGCCCTCCTAATTCCAATCGCAAAACTCAGCCACGCCAGTTCAATCCACCAGTCCTCTTCGACATTGATAGCAACGGCAGGCCACAGGAAGATGGCGGTGCTGCTGGTCTTGGTGTAGATCATGTGTTGCGCTCCTTTAGTTTGGCTTCGATGGCTCGGGCTACTTCTGTAAAAGACAGCATTGCCGCACCAAGCGGAACACAGGCTTTTTCAATCTCCTCATCCGTCAGTCCTACCCACGGGCGCTGTGAACAAACGTGACCGCAGCGGGGGCAATCAACAACCTGCTCTGGCTGTGCCAAGTTTTCAAGTAGCGCAATCACATGTCCAACTGTCGCACCTTCTCCAGCACGTTGCAGAATAGCCTCAAGTGCGTATGCGGCATCTTTTAAGCCATCGATGTCAAAGCCATCGTCAGGCCCCTGCTCTGGCTGCTCCAGTGCTTTGCGTAGGGCTGCTTTCATCGAACGAATCTCGATCTCGTACGCCTTGGCTTCGCAGTGCCGGGCACACGGCGCGGGGTGGTCGCCTGCGGCTTGTAATGCTCGGCGGTCGGGTGCCTGCTCCTGCTCTGGCTGCTCCAGTGCGGCTTTCAGGGCAGTGTAAACGTCCGCGTGCAATGTTTCGCCAGTGTTTTCCACATGCTTCATTCCTAAATCTTCCAACGCCTTCAGCGCCTGCATTGCGGCTTGTCTTAGGTCAGTCATGATTGCTCCTTGATGTTGTGGGCGGCTTCGATGGCTCGGGCAAAGTCACGCCAAAAACTACTTGCCGCGTCTGTTGCTTCCATACGTTCTGCAACTTCTGCAATTTCATCTAGCGTCAGCGGCTTGCGCTGTGCTGCTCTCTTGCCGTCGGCAAAACCTCTTTGGTACACGATCAGTAACGTGTCGGCGTAAACCTGTGTGTCATCATCGTCTTCATGTTTCATGTCAAGTACCCCACAAGGAAAGCAAACGCTGCAAGCGATATCGCGGTGATCGCCACCGCAAGACTGAGTGCAAGCCAGTCGGGTTTGTACAGCGATTCGATGTCGTCGTCTTTGATTTCGTCGTTCATTTTGCTTCTCCTTTAGCTATAGCGGCACGGGCTTTCATCATGGCTTCTTGACCATCGTCGCCATGCCAATCGCAAGTGGTGTACACCTCTTTCAACGCCGCCAGCAGTTCCTGATTCACTTCATGCAAACGGCGCAGTTCGGCGGCCGAGCGATCAAGCACGGGACGATGGTGTGATCCAGTTAGTAAGGCATCAGCCAGTCTCAAGGCTTCTGGTTGTGTCATGCTTCCCTCGCTTTCAGCATTGCGTCTGCCATTTGGTAGCATTTCTTTGCCGTTTCAGCAGTGGTGTCGTAAGGCTTGGTAGTAAACCCTAATGATGCCATCGCCTTGGCAGCAAAGTAATCTCTGAGCGACATGCCTGCAAACGGGCCGTCGTATGTCGCTCCCGGAAACGCTGGGCCTCCTGTGTTCATGTGACCTCCTTCAGTTGTGCCTGTAACCGCTTGTGAAAACTATCCTCTCCGTCATCACCAGACAACAGCCAATCAATACGCTGTGCATAAACGTAAGCCAGCTTTAGTGCCTTTACAGCCTTCTCAAATTCAACGATGGTTTCTGAGGTGTAGTGCCGACCAATGTCTGAGCCCCATTCATCCTTTCCGGTGCTATCGTTATAAAGGATGGCAGAGCCAATGCTGTCAGCCATGTCAAGCAGATGATGCTGCTTGTAGTTGAAGTGTCCGCCGCTCATGTCCGATTCCCCCGGCTCGGCAAGCTGAACGCCACAAGGCTACCCTCGCGTGGCACTTGAGCGGTGTAGTCACCATCGCCCGTTTTGTAGTGGCCGCGCTGCCACAAGTTGTTCTCTGCTGCCTTCACTTCACCGGGCAGCTTCTCGCGCTCAACATACGGCCCAAGGGTTTCCTTGGTCTTCTTTTGAAGCTCAAGCCCAGCGGGGCGCACCATGTGCGTTGGAGTTCTGTTGACTTTAATTTCGTCTAGGATGCTCATACTGCTTTCTCCGCGTCGGCCAAAAACTTGCGCAGGCGTTTGATCCTGGCGTCCTCGTAAGACACCACTGACGAAGCGTATTCCATAGCACTATGGGCCTCCAGCCGGTGCAGTTCAGCGTCAGCCAATTCGGCTGCTGCCATCTCTGCGGGTGTAAGGCGTCTAATGATCCGTTTAAGTTGTTGCGTAATAGTCATGGTTTTTTTCCTTCTTTCAAAATCTCCAACCGTTCCCGATTGGCTCTCATGGTGCAGTAGCGCTGGTGAATGCGCTCCAGCATGGACACTCTGCGGTGCTTTAGTCGTTCCTCGTCCAGCAAAACCAATAGATCGGCTTCACTGTAGTTGGGCAGGTTGCTTTGGAAGGTTCTCCAGGTCAGCAATTTTTTTCTCCAGTTCGGTGATGTGGGCGGTCACCTTGTTGTAAGCCCGACTCGCACTGTTGTGCGTCCGGGTGCGGATTGCAAGTTCAGCCTGTGCGGCCCTCAACTTAGCTTTGAGTTGGGTAAGTTTCGTCATGTGCTAAAGTTTATCACAGTTAATTGTTATGTTGAATCTTTCTTCATCATCATTCCGGACGATGTACCTTCTTCAATCACGATCCAACCGTTCTCATGGGGTTCAATCAGCTTGGCATCTATCAAATTGTTGATGTAACGAGCGTCTTTGCCATCAATCAAATTTCGGCGTGAGCCATCTGCCTTTGAGCCAGGAAAGTTTGAAATACCATTGGCAACCGCGTACTCGCGCATCACTGACTTGGTGAGATAAGGTGCGCCGCCTCGCTCCTCTGCGCCTGAAGACCACCAGGCTTTCTCAAAGTCCGCAAACCCAAGCGACTTATCTTTTTGCTTAGACTCTGGTACTTCGCCCTTGATGACCACTGCGCTAGTGACGGCCTCGCCATCCTCATCAAACCAGCCGGGTATTGCCACCGACTCCAGGTCAACATAGACCGGCGCTGCCATCTCGGCGTCTTTGCTCTTACGCTGCACAATCTCAATGGACTTGTCGCCTTTGGCGGGTATGACGCTGATCTCAATGTCCAGTGCGCCACGCCATGCAGATGAGCCACGCGCCCGGTGCTGGGCTTCCTCGCTGACGCCTGTGTGGTGAACCAGAATGACGGTACAGCCAAACTCTTGCATAAGCGCTGCGCAGGCATCCAGCATGGTCTTAGCGTCTTGGGCTGAGTTTTCATCACCGGCCATAAAGCGGTGCAAGGTGTCCACCGTGATCACATCAGGCTTGATCTTAAGCGCCCGTATGGCTTCCACCACTTTAAGGTAGCCCTCTGGTGTATTCAGGTCAAGCCCCGACTTGCTGACCCACATATTTAGGTTGCTGACGCTGTTGTGGTGCTTCCAGGCTGCAATGCGTGAGCGCAGGCCGTGATGGCCTTCGCCAGCAAGGTAAACCATATTGCCGGGTCTAACCTTGTGGCCGAACCAAGTGGCTTTGCCACTGGCAATGTGCAGCATCCAATCCAGCGTCACGAAAGTCTTACCGCCACCACTCGGGCCATGCACCATGACCAAAGCCTTATCCTGTATCCAGTGTTTCACAAGCCATGAGATGGGCGCAGGCTGCGCTGAAAAGCCGTCGGCATGAATAAGGTAGTCTGTCACTGGTGCAGGCGGCTTGAGCAACAGAGCCAAGTCATGCCCCGCTTGGACGTAATCATTGGCGTCACCAAGGACGGGCGGTGTTGTCATGCGTACCCCAAACTTGGCGCTGGCCTGCTCGGCGTAGCGTTGCCCCACTCCACTGGCGTCATGGTCAGCCACGATGCAAATGTCCAGCGTCGGGTGGCCTTCCTTCAGGATGCCTGTGACCGGCACCAAGTTGCTGGCGCTGTAAGCCACCGCGCAGGGCTGGCCTGTCACCTCAGCAATGGTGGCTGCGGTTGCAAAGCCCTCGGCAATGTAGAGCGTGGTGGCGTCATCCATGCTGCCCACTAGCCAATACATCGAGCCAGTCTGTCCACCAGGGTGATACAGCTTGCCGCCTTGATGGTCAATGTACTGGATGCTGGAGAGTTCGCCGTCTTCGTTGTACAGCGGCACCATCAAACGACCGTCACCCGTAATCCGTGCGCCATGCGTCTTGATGCCTTTGCGTTGCAAGTAGGGATGCTCCGGGCTTGCTGCGCCTGCCTGCGACCAGATGAGATCAACGGTGTTGGCAGCTACCTCACGCGCCTTTTTCACCTCGGCGTCCCGTTGGGTCTTGGCCTCTGCCAAGCGCCGGGACTGAGCCATTTCCTCCACCGGCGTCAGACTGCGGCCAATGTCTGCCTTCCATGATGATTCAAAGCCAGAACGCCAGCAGCCAAAGCGCCCAGCCGGTACGCCATCAGAGAAAGCAACGTACCAACCAGGCTTGTCGTGGCCTTTCTCGCCCTTGGTGCCACTGTTAAAGCGGTGCAACTTGCCGTCCAGATAGATCACATCAGGTGGCTTCAGACCTGCGCCGAGCATGGCGTCTTTGAGTTGTATGTCAGGCGCATCTACCTGCTTTTGAGAGGGCGGCGACCAAGGGCCACCGAGGATATTTGAGAGGTCTGCCATTTATTTCACATCTTTCGTCATAAAGTTGTTGACACTGTACCATGAACTTGTGCTACACTGCAAGCACACACCGACCGTGATTGTCCGACTGGTGTGCAACTTAGGAGAGCCAAATGGCTATTTCGTTGAAACGCACCGGAGGCATGATCGCCAATGGTGTCAAGCTGCTTGTCTACGGGCAAGCAGGGGCTGGCAAGACCAGTCTGATCAAGACTTTACCGCATCCTGTGGTTTTGTCGGCTGAAGGCGGCCTGTTGTCTATTGCGGACGCAGACCTGCCTTACATTGAGATCGCCTCAATGGATGACTTGCGCGAGGCTTACGCTTGGGTTATTGAATCCGAGTACAAGTCAGTGGCGCTGGATTCCATTAGCGAGATCGGCGAAGTCTGTTTGAACCATGAAAAGAAGGTCAACAAAGACCCACGGGCGGCATACGGTGCAATGCAGGAACAGATGAGTGACATCATTCGCGCCTTCCGAGACATCTCTGGCCGTCACGTTCTGATGACCGCCAAGCTGGAGAAGACCCAAGACGAGATGGGGCGGGTGCTGTACAGCCCATCTATGCCGGGCAACAAAACCGGACAGGCGCTGCCTTACTTCTTTGATGAAGTGCTGGCGCTGCGGGTTGAAAAGGATGCTGAGGGCGGTACTCAACGCGCCTTGATGTGCGACAGCGACGGGTTGTGGCTGGCAAAGGATCGTAGCGGCAAGCTGGGAACCTGGGAAGCGCCTGACTTGGGCGAAATCATCAACAAGATTGGCGGTGCAGCATGAGCCAGCCTTCAGTCGGACTCATTGCCTTGTGGACAGGCGAACTTATGGCTAACGTGGAGAACATGAAAAACATGGCAATCCACCAGATGGATGACGCTCAATTAGACAAGTTCGCCGACTTCGTTCGCTTGGCCGGTTATTCGTTGTCATCTATTTCCAAATACGTTCAAAAAACTCAGGAACAATCATGAACACCCTATATCAACGTTGGCTTGACGCCAAAAAACTTGAGGCCGCTGCCGTGGCTGAACGCCGCCAACTTGAAGACCAGATGGCCGAGGAATTTGGCCTCCCCAAAGACTTGGACGGCACGGTCAACCATCAGGTTGACGGCTACAAGATCAAGATGGAAGGCCGCATCAACAAAAAGATCGACGCCGACAAACTCCAGATGTTGGCCGCCGAGGCCGGTCTGAGCGAACATCTTTCCAACCTTTTTCGCTGGAAACCAGAAATCAATGTAAAGGTTTGGAATGCGGCTGCTGAATCCGTGACCGGGCCATTGCTTGGTGCCATCACGTCCACCCCTGGACGCCCCACTTTTTCAATCACAAAGGAATAATCATGGCTTTTCTCGACGAAGAATTCAGCGTTGACTCGCTGCCCGTTTCCACTTCCAACTTTGACCCGTTGCCGGAGGGCTGGTACAACTCCAGCATTACCGGCGCTGAGATCAAAGCCACCAAGGCTGGCGACGGCAAGTACATCGCTGTCAAGTACACCATCACCGGCCCGTCGCATCAGGGCCGGGTGATCTTTGGCAACTTGAACATCAAGAACGCCAGCACCAAGGCCGAGGAGATCGGGCGCCAGCAGCTTGGCGAGATCATGAGGGCTATTGGCCTTGCCAAGGTGCAGGACACTGACCAACTGATTGGCGGAAACCTGGGCATCAAACTAGTGGTGAAAACGGGTGAATACGCAGGCAACGAGATCAAAGGCTACCGCGCTTTGGGTGGCGTGACACCGGCTGCGGTTGCGCCGTTCAAGCCTGTTGGGCCATCGGCTGCTGCTGGTGCGCCTGCTGCCAAGTCTGCGCCACCTTGGGCTAAGAAGTAAGCAAAAAAAGACCCCGCTTGTAACGGCGGGGTCAAGATAGCAACAACCAACAGGAACACCAACCATGAGAATCCCTGAACCGAATTCTACAAGTTTTTATGTGTACTTGCATCATCGTTCAGACAATGGTTGTGTGTTTTATGTTGGAAAAGGATGTGGAAATAGAGCTTCATCAATCACTAAACGTAATCCATATTGGAAAAACATTGTTTCAAAATCACATGGATTTTTTGTAAACATGGTTGTAAAAAATGTTGATGAAGAATTAGCTTTTTTAGTTGAAATGGAATGCATTGATCAATTGAAAAAACTTGGCGTAAATCTTTGCAACATGACAAATGGTGGAGAAGGCGCAAGTGGATCAAAAAGAAGTCAAGAAACAAAAAATAAATTGTCTGCAATAAGAAAAAATCTTCCAAATTCTATGCTTGGTAAAAAGCATAAAACAGAATCTAGAAAAAAACAATCAGACATGAAAAAAGGTAAATATACAGGCATAAAACATCCAAGATGCTCTGTAAATATTGAGCAAGTTTTAATAATTAAAAAACTAAGAAATACAACTAACATGACTTGCAAAGAAATATCTTTAAACGTTGGCGTTTCATACCATGTGGTTAGAAACATAGTTTCTAAAAAATCTTGGGGGCATACAAATGAAAATACCTGAATCAGAAAACACAATAGAAAACTTGATTTATGCTGCATATGAGGCAGATCAAGAAATTCCACGGCCTCACATGGGAGCATCTCAACTGGGCCACCACTGTGAGCGTTGGCTCTGGCTTTCGTTTCGCTGGGCAGTTGTCGAGAAGTTTAACGGCAGAATGCTATTGTTGTTTAAACGCGGTCACGATGAAGAAATGAAAATCGTGAATAATTTAAGAAGAATAAATGCACACGTTACTAATGTGGGCAGTTCTCAAGCAAATTTTGATTTTGGTTCACACGTTAAAGGTTCTGCTGACGGAATAGTAACCGGACTTCCTGTTGCTCCAAAAACAAAAGCAATTCTTGAATGTAAAACGCATTCAGATAAATCATTCAAAGATGTAAAAGCTAAAGGGGTAAAGGACGCAAAGCCTATGCACTGGATACAGTGTTGCGTGTACGGATATGGCGCAAAACTTGACCGAGCCTTGTACGTTGCCGTAAATAAAAACACGGATGAGATTTACACCGAGTGGCTTCATTTAGATAAAGAAGTAGCCATCAAGGCCATCGACAAGGGCCAGCGGCTGGCGCTGACCGACCGCCTGCCACCGCCGATAAGCACCGACCCAACGTGGTTTGAGTGCAAGATGTGCGCGGCCCATGACTTCTGCCACGGGTCAAAGACCACAAAGCAGGTCAACTGCCGTACTTGCGCCCATATCACACCATTGTCTGACTCGACCTGGCACTGTGAAAGGTGGAATGCCATTGTGCCGCTAGATGCCCAGCATACCGGCTGCGAGTCTCACGTAATACATCCTGATCTGGTGCCCTGGAAGCGCCTGGAAGGGCCAAGCGACTGGGTGGCAGTCTATGAGATCGACGGGAAGGGCATTGCCAACGGCGAACCGGGTGAGGGCGTTTATGGTTCCAAGGAACTGTTGGCTAATGCCAAGGCTTGCGTGGCTGCTGATCCGCAGGTTATGGCGCTGCGGAAGGAATGGGATGGAAGGGTAGTGGGGTAATGTATAATCCAAGTGTCATTGTAGGGGAATTTATATGAACACTGGAATTATTTATATGTATACCGCGCCAAACGGTAAAAGTTATGTCGGGCAAACATGGGACGAACA